AAGCCTGTGATGTACGCAAACAAGCGTGCTGAGATGTGGGGAACCATGAAGGACTGGCTGCGAAGTGCAAGTATCCCGACAGATAGACAGCTGAGGGCAGACATAACAGGCCCATCAGTGAAACCGACTAGCAGTGGAGTGATCCAGCTTGAAGGTAAGAAGGAAATGAAGGCAAGGGGATTGGCCTCGCCCGATGCTGCTGATGCACTGGCTATAACATTTGCTTTCCCTGTAGCCCACAGGGAATATGACGAGACTAGACAATCACGGATAAAGGGGTATGATTCGCAGCAGCAATCACCAACTTCATGGATGGCATGTTAATGGCCAAGAGCGACGATAAGCAGGAAATGCTATCCGTAATGCGGAAACGCCTGGAAATGGCTATATCCGCAATGTCCAACTCCCGTGAAGACGAGATGGACGACATGAAGTTCGCTGCGGGGAGTAGTGATAACCAGTGGCAGTGGCCGAGCGATGTGTTGAGTACGCGGGGTGCGGTGCAAGGCCAAACCATCAACGCCCGTCCCTGCCTGACGATCAACAAGTTGCCACAACACGTCAAGCAGGTAACCAACGAACAACGCCAAAATAGACCCAGTGGCAAGGTCATCCCTGCCGACGACAACGCGGATATTGAAGTAGCCAAGGTATTCGAGGGGATAGTCAGGCACATTGAATACATCAGTGATGCTGACGTAGCCTACGATACCGCCTGTGAGAACCAGGTGACGTATGGCGAGGGTTATTTCAGAATCCTGACGGAGTTTTGTGATGAAGACAGTTTTGATCAAGACATAAGAATTGGTCGAATCCGAAACTCTTTCTCCGTTTACATGGATCCGATGATCCAAGACCCCTGCGGTAGTGATGCAGAGTGGTGCTTCATTACCCAAGACATCATTAAGGAAGATTTCGAGCGGCTGTATCCGAAAGCCAAGACTATTTCTTCCATTGAGCAGCAGGGTGTTGGTGATCAATCGATAACACCGTGGATCAACGAAGATACCGTAAGAATTGCGGAGTATTTCTATGTTGAACACTCAAAGAAAACATTGAATCTGTATCACGGTGGCGTATCGGCGCACAAGGATACAGAGCAGGCCAAGTATGCGGAGTCGATGGGGCTTATACCGATCAAAACCCGTGAAGTTGATGTAAAAAAGATCAAGTGGTGCAAGACAAACGGGTTTGAAATCCTCGACGAAAGGGATTGGGCTGGTAAGTGGATTCCTGTAGTCAGGGTAATCGGCAACGAATTTGAGGTAGAAGGTCAGATTTACATCTCCGGTCTGGTCAGGAATGCCAAAGATGCCCAACGGATGTACAACTATTGGGTATCGCAAGAGGCAGAGATGCTTGCGCTGGCTCCAAAGGCTCCGTTTATCGGATATGGCGGTCAGTTTGAGGGTTATGAAAACCAGTGGAAGACGGCAAATACGACGAATTGGCCGTATCTGGAGGTAAATCCAGATGTAACTGATGGACAAGGTGGTGTTTTGCCATTGCCTCAGAGAAGTCAGCCGCCAATGGCAAGTTCCGGACTGCTACAGGCTAAAGCCGGGGCCGCAGACGATATTAAGTCGACTACTGGGCAGTACGACACAAGTCTCGGTGCGACTTCCAACGAAAGATCAGGTCGCGCTATTCTGGCGCGTGAAAAGCAGTCGGATACCGGGACATATCACTACGTCGATAACCTAGCCCGTGCGATTCGCTATGGAACTCGCCAGATTATCGACCTGATCCCCAAAATCTACGATACCAAGCGCATTGCACGGATTATCGGTGTTGATGGAACAGCAGATCATGCTGAACTTGACCCAGAACAGCCAGAACCCGTCAAGAAGATTGTTGATCAGGCCGGTGTTGTGATCAAGAAAATCTACAATCCGAGCGTTGGCAAGTACGATGTCTGCGTGACGACAGGCCCAAGCTACATGACGAAGCGGCAGGAGTCGCTTGAGGCCATGTCGCAACTATTGCAGGGCAACCCTGAGTTGTGGGCAGTTGCTGGTGATCTGTTTATCAAGAACATGGATTGGCCTGGTGCAGAGGAAATGGCCGAGCGGTTCAAGAAATCAATGGATCCAAAACTGCTTGCAGACGAGGATGATCCTGCACTCAAGGCCGCAGAACAGAAGATGCAAGCGATGGGACAGGAACTGGATCAGTTGCACGGTATGCTGCAGAACGTCCAGAAGTCCTACGAAGCCAAGACACTAGAGAACGAACACTTCAAGGCGGATATACAAGCATTCGACGCTGAAACTAAGCGGCTGACTGCTCTGGCGAATGCGGCTATTGCTCCACAGACAGCTACGGTTGATCCTCAGATTGAGTCTGTGATGAAACAGTATATTCGTGAGATACTAGCCGAACCGAAACCGGAAGCAGAAGAACCACAGGCATTGGAGCAACAGGAACCAATGCAACAACCAATGCCACAACAAGGAGTATAAGAAATGGGTGATCGTACATCTATCCTTCGTGATCCAGTAGAAACTACGGGTTATAACGTAGCCTATACCGGAACTGCCGGGAATACCTCCGGCTTCATTACCGGACCTACATGTGTAATGGTATGGTCGACTACAGACTGTTACGTCAAAGTGGGTGAAGGTGCTGTTGCTACCACAGCCGATACTCCCATTCCATCCTATACGCCTATGTGGTTCCCGGTTCCCGGTGGTAGTGGAGCACCGTGGAGGGTATCCGCAATCCAGATTAGTTCAGGAGGGACGATCTATACGAAAGCATTCGTATGATCGTAGGTAACAACCTGAAGATAGAGCAGCCTCCCGGACAAGGGGGCCGCTTGGTTAATCGGTTGTTTAACCAAGCAACGATGTACGCTGCTTTAACGAATAGCCTGATCCTCAGTCGCGGCACCGGCTCGCCCACCTACACCGGCGGCGTAGCCACTGGATCGAGCATCATCGACAACGAAGGCATCCTGCGGTTCCGTGGTGCGAACGAGGCGGGGTTTGTTGGGGCTAGGCGGGTGAAGAACACTATCACTACGACCAGTGAGAACTTCGACAATGCTGCTTGGACTAAAGCGACTGGTGGTGGCGGAAGTATTCCGGTAGTTACTGCCGACCAAGACCCTAATCCTGTAAACGGGGTGGCGTTTGCTGACAAGATTGTATTTGTGGCTCCTGTCAGCGGAGATCAATCGTTTTTAAGCTCCCCCGTATTAGGCATTGCTACAGGGCGAACTGCAATTACATCTTTCTACATTAAGGCGTTTGCGGCAGGAGATGTTGGAAAGGTAATGGTTTTCCGACATGTTGCTGCGACCGGATACACGACAGTAACTTTGACGGATTCATATCAACGAATTAGTAATGCCGCGGTATCAGGGGGGCCCTCAACCACTTTAGACTTGGGACTACGGCCAGCTGTCGGCAGTTCCACCGGAACAGTCTCTGTCTACCTCGCCGCCGCTATGTGTGAAGACATCACAGGCCGCACCGACCAGACGACTCCCTCGGAATATGTGAGTGTAGGGGTACTCTCCGCACCGTACCACGGCCTCGGAGTAGATGGTGTCAAGGACTTCCCGACCACGCTGGCGGGTGCGCCACTTCCCACGGCTACGACCTACGACTCTGTGACGCTGAATGGTGTGGCGGGGACGTATGTCTCGACTCCGAATGCTGCGGCGAATCAGATTACGGGGGATATTGATATTAGGGTGAAGGCGGCGTTGGCGGATTGGACGCCAGTAAATGATGAGGCGTTTGTTGCAAAGTGGGGCGGTGCTGGTAATCGTGCATATCAGTTTAGATTAGATGGGACAGTGAATTTACTGCGACTCATAATATCAACCGATGGCACTGCACAGAGTATTCCAGCCGTTGCGACGGCTGCCTTGACCGTTTCAGACGGACAAACTTTATGGTGTAGGGTAACGAGAAATTCCGCAACAGGCGACACCACTTTCTATACCAGTTCTGACGGGGCAGCATGGACGCAATTAGGTGCAGTAGTAGCAACTGCTGCTGGCGCAAGTTTCGCATCAACTGCGATAGTTGAATGCGGCACTGCTGATCTAGGAGCACTTAGAAATCTCAACGGCAAAATCTACCAAGCCCAAATCTACAACGGCATCAACGGAACCCTCGCCGTAGACTTCAACGCCTCCCGCTACAAAGGAGGCACAACGCTCACCGGATCAACAGGGGAAGTCTATACCCTCAACGGATCGGCGTACATCCAGCCGACGAACTTCCCGATGTTGGGCTATCAGGCCGAGCTTGCGGCGGAGAATCGTATACTGCAAAGCAATGACTTCGCAGCGACGTGGTTATCCGCTGGCACATCTACGATGGTTAAAAATGCCATTGGGCCAGATGGTGCTACAAGTGCTTGGACATTTACGGACACTGACGCGACATATAGTTCAATCTACTATCAAGACGAAACCATTCTTAATGACAACCTGATACACACTACGTCGGTGTTTGTTAAAAAGACTACAGCAGCCACCACATTCCCGGGAATCGGTTACGTCTTACTAGGGGGAGTATTACAAGGAATAGCCGGAGCGCTCAATACTGACAGCGGTGTCTTTACCACACAAGCTGGCTATCCTGTAGGAACGGGGAGTGTTGTTGTATCAAGTTACAACACAAATTACTGGCGGGTAGCAATCGCCGTTACCAATAATACCAGTGGGAATGTGGCGGCAAGAACGCAACTTCTTGCCTCTGTGAATACCAATGCGGGCGCAACATGGGCTGTATCTACCCAAGGCTCCGCAGTCTTTTATGGGGTACAAGATGAGTTGGGAAGCGTCGCCACATCGTATATCCCGACGACTACGGTGAGTGTGACGAGGGCGGCTGATGTGCTGACGTATCCGAGTGCGGGGAATATCTTAGCCGCTGGTGGATTCAGTTCCTACAAAGAAGTGACAATGAATGGTGCATACTCCAATAACCCCGTATTGCTCCAAATAGATGATGGAACCGATAATAACCGCACAACTGAATACTTTGACGGAAGTAGAAATATCAGAACATTTACAGTTACCGGGGGCGCGCTTCAAGCAGGGGAAATAATCCCCAACGTGGTCACAAACACTGGGGTTACATTTAAGACGGCAAACGTGGCTTTCACCAATGACTTTAGGTTTGTTGTGAATGGCACCGCCGGTACTCCAGATACTAGTGGAACAACCCCTGTTGTGACAACTATACGAGTTGGGAATGGACTAGGTGCTGCGGTAGTTACTGGCGGAACTATTCGTAATGTACGACTATGGCAACGCGCACTGAGCAACAGCGAGCTTCAGGCAATCACCACCACATGAAAACCCTAGCCCTCCTCCTCCTCCTGTCGGCCTCGCTGTTAAGTACCACAGCTTGCACCCCAAGCCATCTCATCGGAACCGGCGAGATAGTCGCATCCCCGGTCGGGTGGGAGACTCACTGTGCCAAGCAACCCAAGCCTGTGGAGTGTGGGAAGTGAACCTCGATCAGCTAACCGCAGTCAATCACCAGATCAATCGCTGCGACTACACCGCAGAAGTCGATCCGCTGTGGGAGCCGATTGACGATGACACAGACGGTGGAACGTGCAGCAACTTTGCCGTTGCCAAGCTCCGAGCATTGGTGAAGATGGGCTGGCCGGTGGAACTGCTACGGCTGGCGTGTTGCTACGTCGAGACAGGCGAATACCATGCTGTCCTTGTCGTGACACTAGGGGATCAGGATTGGGTACTGGACAACCGGAACCCGTTCCCGATGGAGTGGGAGTTGTGTCCGTACAAGTGGGACAGGGCGTGGAGTTGGAAGCTGAATGCTTGGGAGAAATTGTAGTGCGACCAATAGATAGAATCAAACTACAAGCCAATCAGTTATGATGGCGACTTGATGGGCATCAGGTTCATAGAGCAAGTGGCTGGTGCTAAACTGAATATAGCGTATTATTCGTAACGTACCGGCACGATTACCGGGAACCAAAGGCAACGCAGTGATGCGCCCCGGAGGTTACAAATGTCAGACGAAGTAGTCACAGAGTCACCTGAAGTATTAGCGGAAGTACCCGCGCCGGAACAGTCCGATACGGCATCGACTGAACCAGGTAATGAAGCGCCGGTAGATGCAACCGAAGAAAAACCTGCGGAAGCAGCCAAGGTCTTCACACAAGAGGAACTTGATGCCGCCATAGGGAAACGGCTTGCACGGGAACAAAGGAAGTGGGAACGGGAACAGGCACAACGACAGGCTGAAGTTAAGTCTGCAATGCCTGCTGCGCCACTTGATCCGAACCAGTTTGAAACGCAAGAAGCCTTTGATGCAGCGCGGATCAGGGCAGAAGCGGAGCGTCTGGTTGCGGAGAGAGATGCAAGTAGGCATCAGTCGGAAGTGCTTGGCGCTTATCACGAAAAGGAAGAAGAAGCTCGGAACAAGTATGATGACTTTGAACAAGTCGCATACAACCCAAGTCTCCGAATCACGGACGTTATGGCGCAGACGATTCAATCCTCGGATGTCGGGCCGGATGTAGCTTACTACCTCGGAACGAACCCCAAGGAAGCAGATCGTATTTCGCGTCTTGCTCCTCTCGTACAGGCTAGAGAAATAGGGCGAATCGAAGCTAAACTTGCTTCTGAACCGCCAGTAGCAAAAAGAACGTCGAGCGCCCCAGCGCCGATTGCACCTGTAACGCCTCGCACGGCGGGAACCCCGTCATACGATACAACTGATCCTCGGTCTATCAAGACTATGAGTACGTCGGAATGGATCGCAGCAGAGCGCCAACGGGAACGCAAAAGACTGGAAGCGAGACAACGCTAACTACTTGAAAGGAATTTAACGTGAGTAACAGCATCCTGACGATTGACATGATCACGCGAAAGGCTCTGGAAATTCTAGAGAACTCGCTGGTCTTGACCCGTAATGTGAACCGCCAATACGACTCGGCCTTTGCTGTTGAAGGTGCGAAGATTGGTTCTTCGGTTCGTATCCGCAAACCTGACCGCGCTTTGGTTACTACTGGTGCAGCCCTGCAAGTGCAGGATGAAAACCAACAGTACACCACGCTGAACCTTGCTACCCAAAAGCATATTGGTGTTAATTTCACCACTGCTGAACTGACCATGCAGTTGTCAGACTTCGCTGACATCGTTCTCAAGCCGCGTATTTCGCAACTGGCTTCCAGTATTGATGCTGACGTTGCCAATGCGTACAAGAGCATTTACCAATCGGTAGGTACTCCCGGTACGACTCCTTCGACTTCTTTGGTTCTGCTGCAAGCGCAACAGAAGCTGAACGAAGCCGCCGCCATGCAAGACCCGCGTTACTGCACGGTTAGCCCTGCTGCCAACGCTGGTCTGGTTGAAGGCATGAAGGGTTTCTTCAATCCTACCGGCACTATCAGCCGCCAGTTCCAGACCGGCATGATGGGCGAAGGCGTTCTGGGTTATAGCGAAGTGAATATGTCTCAGTCGATTACGAGCCATACTCGCGGCACTACTCCGACTGCTCCTATCGTTGCGACTACGGTGTCGACTCAAGGTCAGTCTACTCTGG